CCGTTCGACTGCGAGGTTAAGGCGCGCACAGGACTCGATGTAAAGGGAACACTCCGCCAGATCGAAAGTCGCACTAAAGAAAGTGGCCTAGTGGGGTTCGCCACTTTTAGACTTAATGGGCAAGGCGAGAACGCTGAGGAATATGTAGCAATGCTTCGTCTTGGCGATCTGGTGGAGTTACTCCTAGCAGCAGGGTATGACAAACGCAAAGATGTAATTAAAGATGCAGACATAATCAGATGTACCGGCTGCGGTGAATGGACTGTCGCTGGCTATTGCAAGTCATGTGAGGATCAGTAATGCCTATCTATGAGTTCGAATGCACTAACGAGTCATGTGAGGCTAACTTGCGCTACGAAAAGGAGTTCAAAATTAACGAGGATCATCTAGTCGAATGCGGCTTATGTCATGAGCCTATGAAAAAGATTTACAGCAGTTTCGGGATAGCCTTTAAAGGCTCAGGCTTCTACAGTACGGACAACCGATGAAGGTGGGATCACTTTGCACCGGCTACGGTGGCTTAGACATGGCTGTTGAGGCTTACTTTAACGCTGAGACAGTCTGGTGCGCAGAGTATGACCAATACGCATCACAACTTATAGAGGAACGCTTTGGCTATGTTAACTATGGAGACATAAGCAAGATTGACTGGTCAAGCGTTGAACCAATAGACATCTTAACGGCTGGTTATCCATGCCAGCCCTTCAGCCAAGCAGGATCTAGGAAAGGAACTAATGATGACCGACATATCTGGCCGCATATTACAAAAGCAATACGCATACTACGACCCAAGTTCATCGTGTTGGAGAATGTCCGAGGGCATCTCAGTCTTGGGTTCGACAGAGTTCTTGGAGACCTTACCGAATTGGGGTATGACACTAAATGGAAACTTATACGCGCTAGCGATGTCGGAGCCCCTCACCAAAGGGCAAGACTCTTTATTGTTGCCTACCCCAAACACTCTGGCTGGTCGCACGACTGGCAAACACAGGAATTGGGGCGCGGATCTATTACATGCGCTGACCTGTGCTTGCAAGATCCGCCGGCAACGCTGGATCAAGGTTTAGTCAATATAGAGTTCATCGAATACATGATGGGGTTGGAAAAAGGCTGGGTGTCCGACATGGATATTCCAGATCAACAGAAGTACAAAATCCTTGGTAATGGAGTTGTACCTCAACAGGCTTATTATGCGTTACAACAATTACTCGATGTTGACACGCCGTCTGAGCAGGACTTATCTTAATGTATTTGACTGACACGGTACACTCTACGGCTAGAGCCCTTGAGGGGCTCAGAGCGAACCGCTTGCGGCTAGTTCGCTCGGTAGCAATCGTTATTGGGATACTTCTATCTATGGCTAGCGCCGATAGATCAGAGGCTCAATACCTGCCAATAAAAGTACTTGCCAATAAGCAATTAACAGATAAGCAATACCAATGTCATAACGAGATCATCTATAGAGAATCAAGATTCAACATAGATGCAGTTAATGGATCACACTATGGCTACTATCAGATGCGTAGTAAGTCTATGCAAGGTAAGCCATATGACTATCAGTTCTATATCTATTGGTACTATGTATCAAAGCGATATGGTCTAGACCATGAGATCCCAGACTATTGCGCTGCACTACATCATCTAAAGACTAAGGGTTGGCAGTAATGGCTAAACGAGGAGATCCGAGATTAAGCCGAGACTACAAAGCATTCAGGTTAAAGGTGCTAGCGCGTGACCAATGGTCATGCTTCTATTGCTCAGCACCGGCAACTACAGTCGATCACATCATTCCAATAAGCAAAGCACCTGATCTAGTGGTCAATTATGAGAACGCAGTCGCTTGCTGTACCAGTTGCAATAGCAGTAAGGGTAGCCGTAATCAGGCCAATTTTTTAGGTAGAGTGCCTACCCCCCCTGTCTTTTCTGGCTTCCTCTCTCCGATGCAGTCCAAAATCCACCAAGACAGTCCGTTCACAGCCAAACCGATCGGGAATGATCCCGATGCCGGCTAAACGATCCAGAGCCACGCGAGGGGCAACCGAGCCAAGGCTCCACAGCCCTTACCTCAAAGGCGCTTCTAAGGTTGACGATGTAATTGAACTAGCCAACCTGATTAAGATGCCCTTATTGCCATGGCAGGAGTTCGTTCTGCGCGACATGTTGCGCGTAGATAAGAAGGGCATGTGGATTCGCAAGACGAACCTTCTGTTAGTGGCTAGACAGAACGGAAAGACCCACTTAACGCGCATGGTGATCCTTGCTCACCTGCTCAAGTGGGATAGCAAGAACATCATCATCGCTTCATCTAACCGCTCAATGGCCTTAGACACTTTTCGCCAAGTGGCCAGCGTGTTTGAGCATAACGAAAACCTTATGGCGCTAGTAAAGGCTATTCGCTACGCAAACGGTACTGAGTCGATCGAGATGAAGGACGGCAGGCGTTTAGATGTTGTGGCAGCGACTAGAGACGGCTCACGCGGTCGAACTGCCGATGCCCTGTTCCTCGATGAAGTCCGCGAATGGTCAGAGGAAGGCTATCGAGCAGCGATGCCGGTAACTCGCGCTAGACCTAATGCCCACACCTTCCTAACCTCTAATGCTGGAGATGCTTTTAGCGTTGTACTTAACCAACTGCGCGAAAGAGCCTTAGACAACCCACCAAAGTCCTTCGGCTTCTACGAATACAGCGCGCCACAGTATTGCAAGATAGATGATCTGCAGTCTTGGGCTATGGCTAACCCTGCACTTGGCTACACGATCACAAAGGAGTCGCTAGCCGAGGCAGTTGCTACTAGCCCGATAGAAAATACACGCACCGAGTTGCTTTGCCAATGGATCGACTCCCTTAGCAGCCCTTGGCCTCATGGAATCCTTGAGGAGACTAGCGATAGCGAGTTACAGATCCCAGTTGGCGGATACACAGTCTTTGGCTTCGATGTCTCACCTTCAAGGCGTAATGCTTCGCTAGTTGCTGGTCAAATCTTGCCCAATGGAAAGATAGGCGTTGGCATCTTGCAGACTTGGGAGTCAGCGGTCTCAGTCGATGACTTAAAGATCGCAGCAGACATCAAAGCGTGGGCAGATCAGTATCGACCGCGCCAAATCTGCTACGACAAGTATGCAACCCAGTCGATAGCCGAAAAGTTAGCCAATGCTGGGTGCATAATCCAAGATATCTCAGGGCAGCAGTTCTATCAGGCTTGCGGAGACTTGCTTAACGGTCTAGTGACTCATCAAGTGGTTCACAATGGCCAAGCAAACCTAATTCAGCAGATGAATAACTGCGCAGCCAAAGTTAATGACTCTGCTTGGCGAATTGTTAAGCGAAAGTCAGCCGGTGACATCTCTGCACCTATCGCCTTGGCTATGGTTGTGTCGATGTTAATGAAACCACAACAGGTTGCGGCTATCTACACCGAATGACCTACATGTAGTGTATAATTGCACTCTATGGGTATCTTTTCGCGCAAACCGCTAATCGTAGAAGCGCAAGCAGCGCCACAGGTAATGGGCGAAAACTTACCCTCACTTTACAATAGCCTCACCCTTCGCGTATCGCGTAAAGATGCGATGTCTGTACCTTCAGTCGCTCGCGCTCGTAACTTAATCTGCGGAACTGTTGCTTCGATCCCTTTAGAGTATTACAACAAGCGCACCGGCGAAGTTATAGCCGCTCCGCGCTGGATTAACCAACTTTCAAAGAACCAACCTTCATTCGTCACTATTAACTGGATCGTTGACAGCCTTCTGTTCTACGGCAACGCTTACCTTCGAGTAACAGAGCGTTATGCAGAGGACGGCCGCCCTTCAGCCTTTGAATGGATCGCTAACTCTCGCGTTACCTTCACAACCGATCTTGAAGGCATCATGATCACGCAATACTATGTCGATGCTAATCCGATCGACATGAATGACATCGTAACGATCCAAGGGTTAGACGAAGGCGTGTTAGAACGCGCTGGAAAGACTATCCAAGCAGCGATCGACATCAACAAAGCCGCTTCTATATCTGCTGCAACTCCAATGAGTTCAGGAATCTTAAAGAACACCGGCGCAGACTTGCCACCGGCTGAAGTATCAGGTTTGCTAGCCGCATGGAAGCGCAGCCGCCAGAATAACTCGACTGCTTACCTAACTAGCACACTAGAGTTCCAGTCAACACAGTTCTCGCCTAAAGACATGATGTACAACGAGGCGATTCAGAATCTATCAACTGAAATTGCTCGCGCTATGAATGTACCGGCTTACTATCTAAGCGCCGATCAGAACACGACAATGACTTATGCGAATGTCACCGAGGAACGCAAGCAATTTTATGCACTAAGCATAGAACCTTTTATCCAAGCGATTCAGACACGCCTGTCTATGGACGATATCTCGACTTCAAACCATGAGGTGCGTTTCAGCGTGTTTGACACCTTCTTGAAAGATGATCCTTTGGTTGAACTTCAGGTAATTGAGAAGTTGCTAACCCTAGGACTTATTACAACTGAACAGGCTATGGAAATGACGGATCTAACTCCCAACGGAAGCGAAGGCATGAGTTAATGGAAACCCTATACATCGAGGCTGCATCTATTGAATGTAGCGAGGAACGCCGCGAAATTTCAGGCAAGATCGTGCCAATGGGTACAGGCGAAATCGGTAACACTAATCTTGGCGGCGTAGTCTTTGAAGCAGGATCTATTGAGATAGATGACCCTTCAAAGATCAAGTTACTATCACAGCATGACTTTAAGAAGCCAGTTGGCCGCATGGTTAGTGCAACAGTACGCCCAGACGGTATCTATGCAACTTTCAAATTAAGCAAGTCAACAGGCGGTAACGATGCGCTCGTTATGGCTAGCGAAGGTCTCGTTTCAGGCCTCTCGATCGGGGCTGAAATTATCGCATCAGCACCTTCACGCGCTGGACACACAGTAGTCACAGCAGCGAAGTTAAAAGAAGTTTCTCTAGTAACTGAACCGGCTTTCAAGTCTGCTCAGGTTCTTGAGATCGCAGCAGAGGAAGTAGAACTCCCTGCTGAACCAAACACACCAACAGAAAGCGAGGCGGTCGTGGAAAATACTCCAGACACCGTAGCAGCACCAGAAGTTGAGGCAACGGCTGTTGAAGCCGCTCGTCCAACTGTAGCAGCACCTGCATATGCGAAAGAGCGCACAGCACCTATCTCATCTGCACAATATCTCGAAGCATCTATTAAGTCTGCACTTGGAGACGATGACTCACGCCGCGTAGTTCGCGCAGCAGATGATTCAACTTCAACAAACACAGGCTTGACACTTCCACAGCACCTTAATTCATTCATCACAGATACATTCACAGGCCGTCCTGTTTTTGATGCGGTGACCAGAAATGCGTTAATTGACTCAGGCATGTCCTTTACAGTTCCTCGCCTTTACACAAACGCTGCAACAGCAAACACAGCACCAGAAGTTGCAGATGTTAACGAAGGCGCATCAGTAACAGACACAGGCATGACATCAGCCTATGACACAGTAAACATCAACAAGTTTGCTGGCCTCAACCGTATCAGTTGGGAACTCATCGACCGTTCGTCTCCTTCATTCATGGAACTGCTCATGGCAGAACTCCGTAAGGCATATGAGAAGGCAACAGATACTGCAGTTCTAACTGAACTCATCTCATCTGGTACAACAGCCACAGGCGTTGCTGCAACAGCAGCAGGCCTTCAGTCATTCATCTCTGTAGAAGGCGCAGCCGCATACAAGGGAACAGGCGGAGACTTTGCTAACAAGTTGGTTGCTAACACAGACCAATGGGCAGCGATCACAGGTTACGCAGACACAACAGGTCGCGCACTTTACTCAGCACAGGGCGCAACGATGAACGCATCAGGTTCAGCAGTTGCATCATCAGTTCGTGGAAATATCCTTGGAACTGACTTGATCGTTGATCACAACATCGCTGCTTCAGGCGTTGTAGATAACTCAGCGTTCTTGATCGCACCTTCATCAGTTTATGTCTGGGAATCTCCAGTCACAAACCTTCGCCTTCAGGTACTTTCAACAGGTGAACTTGAGATCGCACTTTACGGCTATCTTGCAGTTTATGTTGCTAAGTCAGGTAAGGGCGTTCGCAAGTTCAACCTTACATAATAGGTTACTAAGTCGCTGGTGGGGTGATGCCCTTTCACCCCACCAGTCTTTAGAAAGGAGATTAAATGTCTTACACAACAGTTGCAGAGTTACGCACCGCACTTGGCGTTGGTACACTCTACGCAGACTCGACCCTTCAGTCTGTCTGTGATGCTGCGGACAATGTGTTGATCCCTTTTCTATGGGCTAATACGACTCCAGTAATAGCGCACAGCAACAACGGCACAGCCGGCGTTCTTTACTTTAATGATTATGTTCAAGATGTATTTTATGTAGGTCAACAAATTACAGTTGCAGGTTGCGGCAGTAATTTTAATGGCAGCAAGACAGTCAATGGCGTAGGTGAGAAAAGCATCGAAATTACAACAACTCACGCGGCTAATGTGGTTAAAACTTATCACCCGATTAACCCTTATGGTTCTGTTGCTGCTACTACTTATACAGATTATTCAACAGTTCCAGCGATCCAAGAAGCAAGCCTCATGATCTCGATCGACATCTGGCAAAGTCGCCAAGCGCCTTCGAGCGGTGGCGTTACAGTTGACGGATACGCTCCAAGCCCTTATCGCATGGGTAACACTCTGCTTGCTCGCGTTCGTGGCTTACTCGCACCATATCTCGATCCGCGTAGCATGGTTGGCTAACCATGGCAGCGATCTCAACCCTTCGCGCAACTATTGCAGCCGCGCTCGTAGATAACACTAAATACTCTGTATTCTCATTCCCACCTGCTACGCCTATCGTCAACAGCGTAGTGATCAGTCCGGCTGATCCTTACTTAACACCGACTAATAATGGTCGCAATACTGTTGCGCCACTTGCTAACTTTTCTTTGAACATATTTGTGCCGCTTCTCGATAATGAGGGCAACCTAAATGGAATTGAGGATCTGCTAGTTGCAGTCTTTAACAAACTAGCGGCTTCCTCTATCGTCTATAATGTGGGAGATGTGAGCGCGCCTAGCGTTCTCAATGCTGCATCAGGCGATCTTTTAACCTGCTCAATGCAGGTCTCAGTCCTAACGAGTTGGAGTTAAAATGACCCTTGAACAATGGGAAAAAGACAACGCAGCGTTCCTGATCAAGATCGGTCAGACCGCTCCGGCAGCACCAAAACCAGCAACCAAGAAAGATGAGGAATAAACCACATGTCAGTATATCTAAGCAATGGTGTAGTTCTAACTGTTAATGCGGTTGATCTATCATCTCTAGTTTCATCTGTAACTATCAACCGTTCATTCGATGAACTAGAAGTCACAGCAATGGGAGACTCAGGCCACAAGTTCGTAAAAGGCTTGGAAGCATCGTCTATCACTATCGACTTCTTTAATGATGAAGCAACTTCTAAGACACTTCAGACTTTGAACACAGTATGGGGAACTAGCACTACTGTTACAGTAAAGCAGACTTCAGGCGCAACAGCCCCAACCAACCCACTTTACACAATGTCTTGCTTGGTCAATAACATCACACCTATTAACGGTGCAGTTGGCGATCTTTCAACTCAGTCTGTAACTTGGAATGTCAACGGTACTATCGCAGTCACAACAGCGTAATAACTAACTAAGGGGCAAAGCATGGCAAAACTAAAGGTAACAAGGGCAGACGGAAGCGTTAACGAGTACCAGATCACTCCGGCGATCGAGTACGCCTTCGAGCAGTTTGCAAAGAAGGGCTTTCACAAAGCCTTTAGAGATGACGAGAAACAGAGCGATCTCTATTTCTTATGTTGGGAAGCAATTCGTCGGTCGGGTGAAACCGTTAAACCCTTCGGAGAAGCGTTCTTGGAAACTTTGGCGCGAGTCGAAGTTCTTGATGACGACCCTTTGGAGTAACGCGAGAGTCCTTCACCTATCTCGTAGCGAGACTATCGCTTGAGACAGGACTCTCGCCACAGACTTTAATTGAACTAGATCACACGATGTTCAGGACTTTACTTCAAGCCCTGAAAGACAGAGCAAAGGAGCAAAGCGATGCCAGTCGAACTAAAAGGCGCAGATAAACTCCGCAAAGCCCTTCGTGAGTTTGAACCTGATCTAGCCAAGGCAACTACTAAGCAAATGGCAGCCGCGCTCAAGCCTATTACTAACAAGGCTCGCGGCTATATGCCGTCTAATACTGCCATGCTATCTGGTTGGACTTCTGCTGCTTCGTCATCAGATACCGCTAAGTACCGCATGTTCCCTAAGTACGATCAGTCAGAAGCCAAGCGCGGAGTTAAATACTCGACCAGTCCTTCTAAGCCTAACAAACGAGGCTTTGTATCTCTAGCGCGGATTATTAACTCATCAGCCGGTGGAGCGATCTACGAGACAGCAGGCCGCAAGAACCCTAACGGTCAGCCAACCTTCCAGCGCACTAAGTTCACACCTGCTTCTTACCGCGAGGACGGCCGAGGCTATAACAAGTCTCTAAACCCTAACGCTGGTAAGCAGTTCCTAGCGCGTGCTAACGCCACAGGCGAATTAGTTAACGCTCGACCAAGACAACAAGGCCAAGCAGGTCGATCAACTCGCAAGATGACTGGTCGCGCCATATTCAGAGCATTCGCAGAGGATCAAGGCAAAGTCACGGCAGCGATCGTTAAGGCGATCGGCAGTTCTGCTATTGAGTTCAAAGCAAAGACTAAGGTGAAATAATGGCCGATCTAAAGATAGATATTGCTTCGGTATTCTCTGGCAAGAAAGCCTTCCAAGATGCCGCCAAGTCAACCCTTAGCCTTAACTCTCAGGTTAAGACACTCGCTAAGTCTTATGTAGGTTTATTTACCGTTCAGCGTTTAGGTCGCGCTGGCTTCAATGCCGCTAAAGCCTTTGCTGAGGATGATAAAGCCGCCCGACTATTAACCCAGTCATTAGATAACTTGGGTCTAGCCTTTGCGGATCCGTCAGTTAAAAACTTTATAGCTGATCTAGAGAGACAATTCGGTGTCCTCGATGACCAGTTAAGACCAGCCTTCCAACGCCTATTGACCACAACTGGATCCGTTAGTGAAGCGCAGTCATTACTTAAAACCGCGCTAGATCTTTCAGCAGCTAGTGGTGCGGATGTTGTATCGGTGGCTGGTGATCTTTCCAAGGGTTATGTAGGGCAGACTCGTGCCCTGGCTAAATATGGCATCGGATTAACACAGGCTCAACTAAAGGCTATGTCCTTTGAGGAAGTCCAAACAAGAATTGACGATCTATTCGGCGGTCAGGCTACTGTTGCTGTCGATACCTATGCTGGCGCAATGCAGCGCTTGTCGGTTGCATCTAACAACGCTAAAGAGATAATCGGCGGTGGATTACTTGATGCGCTTGCAGCCCTTGGCGGCGGGGGTGAAGGTGGACTAACTAACACTTTAATGCTGATAGAAAAGACCTCAACAGCCCTGGCTACTTTCATTCGCAAGTTTGGCGTTGGATTAGGTATCAGCGGCAAGATCCTTACAGGTGATTTTAGCGGCGCTCAAGCGTTAGCCACTGCGGAAAAGAATCGCGGCAAAGATATGTCGGGATTAACTCCTACTATTAAGGCTGAACTAGCCAAGGCTGCCGCCGAAAAAGCATCAGCTAAGAACCGCGCTGTTCTAGTTAAAACAACCAAGGAACAGACCAAGGCGATTAAAGAACAAACCGCGTTAACCAAGGCTGGAACCCTATTCGATATTCAGCAGACACAAATTATTGCAGCCCTAAAGGGTGAGGTATCGGCTGAGGAACGCAAGCGTTTAGAACTACAACTAGCGATCTTAACTGGCAATACAACCGAGGCATCTAAACTGGCTGGCGAAATTGCTAAGGCTCAAGGATTATCACAACAACTAGCTGCTTACCTAGCCAGCGTTCCTGATGCCAAGAATCCATTCACAGCCTGGAAGTCATACCTAGATATGATCGAGTCTCAAGTTGCTCGCATTGCCGCTGGTAATGTGCAAGCGGTTCCGACATCGATGGCATCAGGTTATGGCGTAACTGGTACTCAATACTCATTGCCACAGGGATCTCAATTCACTAGCGCCGCTGGCGTAGATGTAACCGTCAATGTTAACGCGGGATCGATTATCGCTCAGGAAAGTCTGAACGATGTAATTCGAGACAGCCTACTCAACGATTCGTTACAAGCTAAGTTTGCTGCCATATTCCGTCAAGGTGGATCTTTCGGACCATGACCCTGCCAGCTCAGATAGCCGTATCCTTCGACTTCACATCAGGCGCTACCTTCGGGTATCCCTTTACTATTGGTGATGAGAAGTACGGCGTTCTTGGAACGGGCACATTGGCTTCGACAACAACACCAGAACCTACAGTTGACCTAACTCCTAATGTTAGACAGATCAGCATTAAACGCGGTCGCAACATTATGCGCGATACATACGAGGCTGGCACTTGCACCGTTCGAGTGATCGATCCAGACGGCGCGTTTAATCCTCAAAATGTTAACTCACCTTACTTTGGCTTTCTAACTCCACTTCGCAAGTTGCGCGTATCGGCAACAGTCGGAGGAGTTGGTTACTTCCTATTCTCTGGTTATACAACTGAGTATAAGTACACCTACCCGCAAGGGCAGGAAATAGGTTATGTGGACATAATCTGCTCCGACGCTTTTAGACTCATGCAACAGGCTGGGATAACCACAGTAGCTGATGCCACGGCTGGACAAGATACTGGAACTCGTATTAACCGCATCTTATCTCAAGTGCAGTTTCCTAATTCGATGCGTACGATCGATACGGGCAACACGACCTGTGTGGTCGATCCGTCAACATCTCGCACAGCCTTAGATGCCCTAAAGAACGCTGAGTTCTCAGAGCAGGGCGCTTTCTTTATTAACTCCGAGGGAACAGCCATATTCCTAAACCGCAACAATGTAATCAAGAAGTATGGCGAGACTCCGATCGAGTTTAACCAGACCACTGGCATCCCATATAGCAACCTGACCTTTGCGTTCGACGATAAGTTAATTATTAACAGCGCGGGCATGACCCGCGTGGGTGGGACTCAGCAGGTGTCGGAGAACTCAGCATCGATCGCCAAGTACTTCCCTCACCAGTTAAATGAATCTAACTTGGTAGCCCAGACTGATGCGGACACCTTGAACATTGCCAAGATCTATGTAGCAACGCGAGCTGAAACGACTAT